GGCATGTGTGATGTGTTTACAAAAAAAGTTTGGGAGTTTGTGTTTATTTCGGAGCCCATTGCCTCTGCACGGCGTTCTTGTTGGTGTGCGCGTTTGGCGTTTACATATCGTGCGCCTGCTCTGGAGTTGCAGGGTTTACATACGGGGCGCAGGTTGGTGATGTCATCGGGCCCGCCTGCATCGAAAGGAATGATGTGGTCTGCGTCTGTGGCTGGGGCTTTGTTGCAGAGTACGCACGTCATTGGGCCGTTGCTGAATAGTTCTTTGCGTGCTTTGAGGAACTCGGGTGTGGCTCGGCGTGTCATGTTGTTTCGTTTCTTCTCTGACGCCCTTGGCTGCGCCTGCGGTTGTCTTCATGTTACGGGGTGGGTCGGTGCGGTGATAGCCCCCCACAGTTCTACCTACGAGGTATGGCTGCCGGATGTGTTACACCAGTGGACGGACACCATTGACATTTGTGACGTTTGGACGCTGTACGCCTTGCTCGATGGCATGGCGCTCTACCCACGTTCCCGTGTGTGTTTACCAGCAGAGTACAACTCCCTACGTGGCCGTGCTTCTCTCGGTTGTGTCGGATGCTAGCGCACTCTTGACCAATCAAGTTGTCGTAAAGCGTTTGTGGCTGTTTCTCCAAGTGCGAACAACATCGTGTGATATCGGATTGAACCTTGCTCAAACTTGTGATTAGTAGGCATTGGAATCATGCCATCAGCACATTGCCACAACCGATTAAACCATGCACTTTTAGCCATTGGCAACAATGCAAGACCATTACCGTGTTCAATGAACTTGTCAACCCAAGGTGTCGTGTTGCTGTACGGGGGGTTCATCCACACAAGCCCATACCAAGGTTGTGCAAGTCCGTTTTGTTTCTCTGAATACCAATGTCGAGTTGGGACGTTCACCGGGCCATGCTGAGGGCAAGCAGGATCAAGGTCAAACTCAAGCCCCAAAGCGTCAAACAATGAAGCAGGTGTCCAGTATTGGTCGGTTTCTTTGCTCATGATTTGCGCCCGAGGCGCTCGGCAATCATCTCGAGCTGATTAGGTCGCCAAACGTAGTGTTCGGCGTGTGGGCTCACAGCGTTTGCCCATATGACCTGCATAGGGGTCAACTTGGTTTTGTCGAGTTTTAACTCAGCAAATATCAATCCCCGTTCACGATGCGCAAGCACCAAATCGGGGAAGCCTTTGCCATCAGATCGGAACACACCCGGACGCACTTGGTGAGGTGTCGGGTGGAATATCAGCCACCCATTCATCGAGGCAATCTGCTCAACCTTGGATTGGAAGATGCGTTCTGTTGCTTCACCTGCCACCTTGGAGCCTCGCAATTTCGGTTTCGTAGTGGCGCAGCTCACGCTCAAGGCGTTTTAGGTCTCGGTATTGCTCTTCCATCATTTTGACCATCGGCAACAGGTTCGACACGTTTACATTGAACGACAGGATGCCTTCAGGATCCATGTGTTCAACTACGCGCTCAATGGCTGGGAGTAGGTGACGGTGCATCGAGCAGTAACCAGTGGTTTCGTTTTTGCAGGTGTAGAACGGGCAGAGGATGGCTTTAGACATGACGGCCTGCCAGCCAAATGCCTAGAGCAATCATGGCAACGCTGTGGGACACGAAGTAAACAAACTCAATCACCGTGGTGTTCCTTGCATGCTTCGTACAGTGCCCGGTATTGGTCACGCTGACTTTGCAGCTGCTTGATTATGGCGTCAAGGGTGCGGAACTGTGCCTCGAGGGTGTTTACCTGCTGGATGAGGTCTTCGATGTAATCCTTCATTGTTCCTGCGTCCATTAAAGTTTCTCCTGATAAGTCATTGTTAAACGGTGCACCAAGTCGCCTGAATCGGTAAAAGTTTCAATCCATTTCATAGCGATTACCTTGCCATGTTCCCTAATAACCATCGTCAGCAAATCTTCTTCCAATGACTCTCGTAGTTTTTGGTCTGCGTACAGTTCGGGCGAAATGTCGCAATGTGCGCCTACTATTGCCATCAGAATGGCTCCTCAGGTGAATCGTCCAAATCATTTTCGTGGGTTGCCATCACCGGCAACGGTGTGCCCTTAGGAGCCCAAAACGCTTTGTCGCCGTTTACATCTTTGAACCATGGACGTTTCGGGTTTGCAGCGAGGCCGTTGCGGTTGTCCCACACTTGGGTTACGCCTGCTTGAGCCGCTTCGAGAACAAGCCAATCGGGAATAGGGCCCCACTGGTCTCCTTTGATGGTGACACCATCCCCTTTTGCTGAGGACGCTTGTGTTATACGCATTTTCGGTGCTGTGTTTTGCACCTTCATCATCTCTTCACGCGATGGTCGTTTGTTTACATCGGTGCCAGCCATGCCAGCGTTCGCCAATGCACGGCCAACAGCGGAGGTCTCACAATTCTCAACGTGGCTTGTGCGGTTTACATTGCCAGCGCCACGCACCTCTTCGGCGTAGCCAGTAGCAATGCAAACATCCTCAAGCCACAGCTCAGCGCGGATCACGCAGATATCAGCACCGGGTGTCGAGACCATGTGTGTGATGGTGCGTCCGTTGGGGTGCTGTTCCAGCCAGCGTGAGTGTCGTACTGCTACTGGTTCGTAATCGTCAAGATTAAAGCCCATTTACCGCTCTTTTCTTTGCTTCGCGCTTTGCTTTTTCTGCAGCCTTTTTGCGCTGCACTGCCAAGGATGCAACACCTTCAGCAATGAGAGGTTCGATGCCCCTGCGTAGGGTGGTGGTGATGTTTTTGTCTCGGTTGCAAAGCATCACATGCGTAATGGCTTCGAACTCCTCCGGGGTGAGCCTGACGGCTACCGCGTGTGGTTTGTTAATCATTGTTTCTCCCAATGTTTATTGTTTACTTGCCTGACGATACACGCCAGTTTGATGCACCCTTACCATCGGCCCACAAGACGCGAGCCACTTTCAGGTTGCATGATGGGTCTGTCAGGCTTTTAATAACCTGACGATAAGGGCGTTTACACGTCCTAGCAGTGAGCGTTTTCCAGCTTGAGTTGATTTGAAGCAAGGACACATCAACGGATCCGTCACGATTAGGTTTGCTGATTGCGTTCGGATTGCACCGGGACTCTCGCCACATGATGTGGTCGAAGACCTCCACGGGAAGCCCGTGTTTACGGAGCATTGTGTGCCACTGCTGGCACTTCCACTTGGGTGCAGCTGACGCTTGCACGGGGCTGACAAATAGGGTGAGTAGTGCGAAGCACAGCAGTCCACGTTTCAATCTTCTCTTCTTTGATAGTCCAATAATTCAGCCTCAGTAATCCAAAGCTCTTCGTCTTCGAAGTTCCAGTCGTACGGAGGGTCTTGCCAGTGAGTTTCAATGTCTGTGGCTTTCCACATGGCATAGATCAGGCAGGACATAAACAACCCTAGAGGGAGGGTGACTAGGAATACCATCATCCGAGCGCCTTGTGTCCTTCGTTAGTAAGGGCGCAGACTTGCATCGCTGAGCCTGCGCTGGACAGCCTTGTAGCGCCTGTAGGGGCGATAAAACCCTTGGCGCGTAGTTCGCTGCATCGTTTCCAGTAGCAGCACTTAGGACGCGCTAGGAGCCCTGAAAAAAGTCCAGCCTCCTCATCGGTTAGGCCGTCAAGATGCTTCCCGTACTCTGCGAGCAGCTGCATGGCTTGAGTGGTTCTACGGGGCTTGACGTCGCCAGCGCCTAGCACTGAGGTAATTGGGTCTTCTTTGCGGAAGAGTGGCAAGTCATCGAACATTGATGTCTCCTTTGTTTGGGGGCGCTTGGTCGCCCGTGTAAACATTCTTCCTGATGTGTAAACACAAGTCAAGCATTACGAAAGCGGAGGGCTGGAGTGGGGGAGAAACAACACACCCAACCCTCCTAGCCCCTAGGAGAGACCAAGCCCCTAGGGAGTCTTTACAGGCTTAGGCAAAGAACGCCACATATTTTCAAATGCCTCTGCCGAGTCCCAGTCATTCGACACCTCAACATGAAGCCACGCACCGCCGGGTGTGCCTGCGTTGTCTGTCGCTGTAAACACCTTGACACCCTTTGTTCCCTCGCCACGGGAACAGCGGTATCCACGTCCCCACGCTGTCTTATCTTTCGGATCCTGCTTAGGGTTCAAATACGAGTAGTCGTGAACCTCGCAGATACGCAGCTCTTCGGTGTGCTCGATGAGCCAGTCCCATGCTTCACGCGCTACAGCACGGCCTGCGCGGGTTGCTGGATAGCCCATGTCAACAGCAAAGCCTGTCGCATGCACGGAGAGGTTCTTAGAGCCTCGCATTGGGCGGTTTGCGTACATGCCTAAGTTGGTGAAAGCCCAACGGCGTTTACACAAGTCGTAGAACTTCTTGGTGACGGGGTCTGTGGCTTCACCGTTCCACGCTGGAAAATATGGGTACTTTCTCATGGCACTGGCGGTGTTGTCGGTGGGTCTTTTGGCTTGTCCTTCAGGCCGTTGCCAGCGAGAAGTCCGATAAGACCACCGGCAAGGGTCATCAGCATCGGGGAGAGGACTGCCCATGCCTCAGCGTCATTGGGTGCCTGCTCTAGAGGTTGGGTGACGAACAGTAAACCGTAGATCAGCGAGACGATTGCTGCGACGAATGAGAAAGAGAGTGCGACTCCTACGATGAGGATTAGTCGTGCTTTGATTTCTTCGTTGGTTAGGCGGTTTTCGGGTTTCATGGGCATCGTCTTTCTAGTAGGCCGTTGGCTTTGGTTGTTTCGCAGTTTTCGCGTACGCGGTCGGCGCAACTACTCAGGGTCAGCGCCAGTGTCAGCGTCAGCAGTAGTCGCTTCATCAGTTGCCTCCGTGGGTCGTACAAGTGGTGCTGGGGGGTCTGTGTCGTGTTGCCAAATCACAAGAATTTTGCCAGCCAACGACCAACCTGAATCAAAGCCTGCGTCGTGTAATAGTTGAACCAATTCCTCATGCGTCATGCTGATACCTCCAAGAGAGTGATTGTTGACAGGTCTCCACCAATTTGAACGGACACGCCACTTGCGTTAGAAATACAATTAAATTGCGTCTTGTATGTGGTCGCTGATGTGGTGGCAGGGCTATCCAAATAGGCGGTGCTCATTGTTGCGACACGGAGGTTTAATAATGAGTTTGTGTACCCTGCGCTGTGCGCTATCAAGGCTATCTGGGAGGCTCCACGCATTAGGCGTAATGCGATGGCATTTTGAGTGTTGAGCACGTTTTTGTCGCCTCCAACCTGATTGACCAACACAAGGATTTTACTGGAGGAACTTTGTGGGGTAATTGTTGCCGTGAGACCTGTATCAGCGTAAGTAGAAGTTGCATTAGTTGCAGCGGTGCTTGTCGTGCCTTGGACAACTTGCAAAATGCGAAACGCTCCGCGCATGTTGTTAAATTGTGCAGCAGTGCCGACATCGCCAGTAGCGACGGCAGCGGGAAGATTAGTTGGTGTTGCCATAATTTCCTATCCTAAGAGGTCTGTTCCGCCCCATGTGGACTGTCCCCAAATCCACACTGCAGCCCAACGGGCCGAGCCTTCAAAAGTCGTTGTCCATTTACCGGGCACTACCGAGTGAGTAATGCGAGACAACAACATTGGCGTTGTAATTGCATTACCAGTAGGCGGAGAAACCACCAGCGTGATGCGGTCGTTGAGCTCACGATCTAACGCGTTGCTCCAGTCCCCATCGGGCGACAAGACAACCTCGACAGGGTCAGCCTTCGGGTAAACCTGACCGCCCCAACTAGTGACAATGTCACCAATTGACACAGCGTTAGCAAGGCTGGCGACCTGCGTTTCAACCGACGCTTCAGCGGCTCCGTAGGCCGCAATGCTTGACGTGTTCTTCTTGGTGTAAACACCGCCCTGAGACATTGTGATGTCGGCTTCGTTACGCATTGAGTCGCCGTCATAAGCGATAGCCACGTTCTGCCCAATGGCATAACCACCGGTGCCGTAGGTGCCCTGAGAAACAATGGAGCGTGTCTCTGTGCGGATCTGGTTTTGGTTGTACAGCGTTAACACACCAGCACGAGTCACGAACAGGGGCGCATACTCGGAGTCGGCGACCTTTTGCAGCTCTGCTGTGGTCATTGGTGCGTCGTCCGTTAATTCGAGAACCGTGGACGCTGGCGCAGACGGTGCAGAGGTCATGCCCGACGGGAACGAAGTGTTAGCAATGAGGCGGTTGAACCGTGCAGCAGTTGACTCAGAGAAAGCCACCGTCGAATACTTGAAAATCTCTTGGAAAATAGATTGAGCAATACCGGTGCTCCACACAATGACTTGCTGCACCGATCCTGTACCAATGTTTACGGCCTCAGGCAACGCAATATAGATGCCCGCATTGTTTACCGTGGTAGTGGCGATGAGAATGCCGTCAATGTAAAGCGTGATGGTGCGCGCTGCACTGTTCCAATCAAACGACAACATACGAGCAGCGCCCGAATCAAACCCTGAAGAATTAGTGCTCGCCACCTTTGAGTTACCAAAAGAGGGCTCCGTAACTTCGACACGGAACTTTCCTGTGCTGTTGTCATAACTGAGATACCAAAAATGGTTGTAGATGCTTCCGCTGAGCATCTGCGAGATGCTGCCTGATGAGTCAGGGATAGCCCAACACGAGACCGAGAAACTACCCGGACTGCTATTTGTGCCTCCCTGTGCAGACGCTGCAGCGTCAGACCCTGTGCCCGTGATGGAACTGTTCACGAGCCCTACAGCGAGTTGATTACCACTTGAAGCAGCTGCAGTCGTCGCCATGTTTAAAGGTTCACTGCCGTAATCCTTCAGAGACTGGTTAGCGGTGTAAGGGCCCACAGGTTCATCGCAGGGATAGTAGTGACGTGGCGACGTGGTCAAAATGTAGTTGCGAGCCCAATCGACGGGCTGAGCGTCAGACGCCAGTAAACCCATAGCGTCAAAACAAGACAGGGTGACTGTTGAGTCTTTGCCTGCGTCAGTCCACACGGGAGGCCACCCGGCAACAAAACCACGAAACACGGGGTAGGTCGTAGCGCCGTAGGTGGCCGTAATGCGAATCTGGCGACGCGGAAGAAGCTTGCCGTAGTAAGTGCCCGATGTATAAAACGGGTCAAAAGTACGCGCACGGTTGTTGAGCGTCACCGTCGCGGAACCGTAAAAGGTGCCCCAATCGTCAGAGCGTCCACGGTCAATGCTCATGCTGTAAACATACGCAGAGACGTCAGTCCATGTCGGACTTACAACATACGGGCCATCGTCAAACGCAATCTCAACCTTTGGTGTTGGGTACGCCACTACTTGCCCCTACGGAAATAAGCGTTGAGAACGTCGTTAACTTCCTTGCCAATCTTGACAGGATCACCGACGCCAGTGTTTACATTGACGATGACACCACGGTTAGCAGTAGTAGCTGGAGCAAGAGTGCGCATAGAGTCATACGGCGTCAAAGCGCCAGCCTGATAAACAGAACTTGACTTAGCGTCAAAAGTAGAAGCAACCGAAGACGCAGCATTTTTCACGCCTTTAACAGCACCGGGTGTCAATTTCGCTACTGCAAAAGCAGCGACAGCTGCAGCACCAACCGCCAACACAACAGGGTTGGCAGCCATGGCGATGTTTAGAGCAATCATGGCTGCAGTGATAGCGCCAACTGCAAGAGCAACATCTCTGAAGGTCTTTGGGTTTTTAGAAGCCCAATCACCAAACTTCTGAAGGTAAGGCAAAGCACTCTCAACAACAGGCACCAAACTTGCACCGATGGACTCCTTGGTCTCATCAAGGGCAATCGTGAGGCGCTTGAACTTGCCTTCTGTGGTTTCAGCAGCAGCTGACGCCTCGCCACCAAACTTCTTGTTGAGCGCTGCAAACACCTGCTCCGCTGTGGCGCCCTCCTTGATCATCGCCTTCATCTCAGGCACCAACCTTGCAACAGCGGTTAGGTTGCCTCCTAAGGCACGCTCGACCGCCTTGCTGGCGGTCTCGAGGCTGATGTTCTTCGCTGCAGCAATATCCATTGCCAAAGATGCAGCCCTCTGGGCCTTCGTAATGTCCTTAGTGACTCTGACTAACGAGGAAAGCACCGGACGAAGTTCACTGTCGGTAATTCCGAGCAACTTGCCTTGTGTGCTGATCCATTCCTCATTAGCTGCAATTTGCTCATCTGTTGCCTTGGTGGAGCGCTGAATTTGACGCGCTAACGCCTTTTGGGCAGCAGCATCTTCTATTGCTCCTTTAGTGGCGTCAAAGAGTCCAGCAGCAACAGCAGTAAACGCAGCAGCTGCAGGGATCGCAGCCTTCTTCAGTGCAAACTGCGCTTTTTGTCCGACGGTCTCAAGTTGCTTAAACTCTTTGATAGCGCTCTTGATGCCCTTGTTATCGAAGGACGAAACAATGGGGATAGAAAGCATTAGCGGAAGTCCTTGTTTACACGGTTGACAATTTTCAGAGCCAAGTCACGGATGCCGTCTTCAATCTCACGGCGCTTGCTGTAAACAACAGGGCCAATAAGACGAGTGCGGCCCGGTGACAAGTCGCCAAGAGAATCCCCTAGAGGGTTTTGGTTTTTGCGTCCAGCGGTCTCAAAGATTGCTGTACCTGCGTCACGCTGCACCACGTTGATTACACCAAGAGAACGGCGGTCAGTGTTGAACACAACATCGACGCCACGCTTTGCCTTTGCCAATGTAAACGGAAACACCTTACGACCTCTTACAGCTGGGCCTGCCCACTGTCGGTTCATACCCGACAACGGTACAAACTTGTAAGCGTTCTTTACAGCTTCGGTAGCAGGCTGAGCTATAACACGCGCGTCGTTATTGAATTGTTTACGCAAGCCGGGCTCAATCTTGTTGAGGGAACGAATTGCGTCGTTGATGCCTGCAATTTGTGTGGTCATCTCTACGCTCATCGTCTTGCCTCCTTGTTCATTTTGTCGAGCACGTCAGCGACGGTGTGCAGCTCTTGTATATCGAATGGAATTTGGGGAGGCCAGAAACCTGTCTCAACGACTAACTCGCAGAGGGTTCGAAGGTAACTGCCTCGCCCGTAGGGTTTGCTGGCTCATCCTCAACCACGTCAACAGACTCAAGGCGTTTGATGTAATCGTCAAACACCACTGGCACTGTGAAACCCTCCTGCTTTGCACCCTCAAAAGCAAGGTACGCAAGGTGCTCCATAGCCACGCCGTTTGCAAGATCGGAGGCGCGGATTTTGAACTTGCGCTCCATAGCAATAATTGAAAAAAGGTTGGTTGTGACACGGTATGACACGCCACCTTTCTCTTGGACTTCCAATGTGATTTTCATTTGTTTCTCCTAAATGGTTGGGCTTGGATCAGGTGATGTCGCGAACCCAAGTTCCGCCGGTGCCCGTGATCTGCACGGTCGCAATCTCTGAAACCGTTGAGTTGATGGGTGTGAAATCGGCAATCATGACATTCGAGATGACATACTCTGGATTGCTCGCAGACTCTGTAGCACCTGATGGTGAGATGGTGAACGTGGTGGTGCCAGTGCCTACGCAGGTACTGAGAAACTGCTCGACTTCGCCTGCTCCGTAGGAAAGGTAGAAAGTGATTGACACGTCAACGGACTGAAGACCGCCAGCGAACTTGTGGCCCGTGTCGCCGAAAGCTGTGATTTCAAGCGAGTCCTGACCGACGGTGATTGTGCATTGGTTTGCTTGGTCGGAGAAGTCCACAGTGGTTGCACCCTGTGTCATTCCGATGGTGGCATTTGAGAGGAATGTTGTTGTCGCCATGGTGGCTCCTTTTTGGTTAGTTGCGCCGTACGGCGACGGCAACGGTTAGGTCGTAAGAGGGCAGGTCTTGCCCTCCTACGGATACGAGGCCCGGACGTAAGTCCGTGACCGCGATTGGTGAGTTCATGATTTGGTCGGCGATTTGCATGAGGTAATCGCCAGCGTCTTGGTTGCCCGGAGGCGGTGCAAGAACGCTGAGGGTCAGTCGAATGTCGCCAACGTTGTATGTAAACGCTGTAGCGGTTGGCAACTGGATTAGGACGGACATTGGGCGGGCGTTGCGAGGGTCAGTGATAGGCACAAGGCTGAGGGCAGTCAACGCGGTCTTCACCGTGTTTACAGCCTCGTACAAAATGCCTGAAGAGCTCACGCGACTTGCGCCCTCCCACAGCCCAAGAGCTGCATAATCCGGTGAAGGGTGACAGGTTGTGCAAGGTTGCCCATCCCGTCAAAAGCACCGTAGGCATCACCGCTAGTTCCGCGTTCACGGTAAAGCGTTGCTGCATACATTGTCGTACCTAGTTCAACATCGGCGCTGGGGACGGTGCCTTGCTGATCGGTGTAGCCAGCCTCACGGCGTTTACGGAAACACCAAGCGTTAGCAGCGCTTACACACTTAGCCACGAAGGCCGTGTCGTTAGCGGTTGCCACGTCAATACCGAGCCACGCCAGCACGAGCGCTGAAGTAGTCCAAGTGATGGACTCTGTAAACGTCAGGGTTCCAGCAAGCGCTGCATACTCTTCATCGTCAGCCTGACCAGTGACCGCATACAAAACCTGATTAATTTTCGGCACGTCATAGTTGAACTCGAGATAGCCCTGCTGGTCTTTCCCGATGTACTCCCACTCTTCAACGCTGATAACGGTGAAGGTGCCGTTGAACTTTGCGCCAGCGCCAGCGATGACGATGCTGTCACCGGGCTGAACTTCGGAAGGGGTCAGGGTCTGTACGGCTGACACATCATCAAAGTGAAAACCATGAGTGATTGTGTAAACAGACATACAGACCCTTTCCTACTACCCGTCTAAATCAGACGAATGTTGCCTTGACAAACTTGCTTGAGTCAATCATCAACGCTGCGAAGTAACCGCGGAGAGCGATTGTGCGCGACAGTGTCGATGGTGACTCAATGCTCATTGTGCCCTTTTGCTGCTCGAACAGCTCGTAACCAGATGCGTCACCGATGATTGTGGTTGCAGCGTTGAAGTTGCGATCAACAACAACCTGAAGCCCAAAGGCGTTGCCGTTTACTTGACCCGGAGCGAGGCTACCGAATGCGTTCATTGGGCCGATTTGTGGGAACAAAGGACGATCAGCAGTGTCGGACAGCTTCAAGAGTTCGGCCCACATTGATGGGTTCATGAACATATGCGTTGGCAAGTTGCCGTTTGATGCGGAAAGAATGGTTTCTGCTGCATTTGCAACCCATTCTGCCCAGTACGACGGATCATCAACAGATGCTGCAGTGAAGTTGCTTGTGGTGGTTGCACCTGAAGCCAACTGGTCTGCTGCGTAGTTGTCGGTTGCGTTTGCGTAGATACGACCCATGTCGTCAAGGACGACCTGAAGGATTGAAGGATCTGTCCAGTCAATGTCTGCTTCGGAGATGTTTACATATCCGCCGAAGATTTGCTTGGTCACTTGGTTGTTAAAAACAACAAGGGTTCCTTGCGATGGTGACTGTTCAGAGATTGAAGCACCGATTGTGGTGTGAGTGGTGACCTCTGGACGGATGAAAACCTTGCCACCTGCAGGCATTGCCTTTACGCCTACTGCGTCAACGACTGGACGACGTCCGATGAAGTTGTTGTAAACAGGAGCAACGATTGGGGTTGGCAAAAGGCCGGGTGTGTCGGTTGTGACGATGTCAGGTGCAGCTGCGCGGAGTGCTTCTGACATTTGGTGCCATGCAGAACCGCCAGCGATAAACGCTGACATGTATTCGGCTGCGGTTGGCAATGGAACTTCACGACGCGCGGTGGCGAAGATTGGTGCTGTTGGAACGATTTCAGCCGAAGCCTCAACCGTTGGGGTTACTTCAGACATGGTTTCCTCCTCAGGAATGTCTAGGGGTTGGGGTTCGACAACTTCTTCTTCTGACTCTTCGTCAGGCTGGGAAGCAGCGATTTCTGTGATCACAGCATCAACAAATGCTGGGATAGCGACAAGTGACAACTCAACAAGATTTGCCTTAGACACAATCATTGTGTCGCCCTTGTACTTGAACTTTGTGGGAACGGCGCCCACAGAAACGGAGTCATAGGCTCCAGCCTTGACTAACTCGATGGCCTGATCCGATGCGGTTGTCTTTGCAAACTTTGCGGTAAACAAAAGCCCGGACTCGTCATCGACGAGCTCACTGACGACGCCTCTCAACTGAGACATGTCATGATTTTCAATCAGCTTTGCAGCCTTTTGGTTGACGTCAAACGAGCCACGCAGAAACTGCACTTTCTGCCCACCCGACACCACTGCTGGAGTGTCCCAAGGAACAGCCACACCCGTGATGGTACGGGGGCTGTCCTCGCCAGCAGCAGCGTCAAGCGTGACAGGCACGGCTACAAACTCAATCTTCACAACTCATCATCCGTTTCATTGTTAGGCATGCCACTAGGGCTTTCGGATCCTTCGTAGTCCTCGATGTCAAACTCGACGTACCGATTTCTTGGAAGAACTTGGGCGCTTGAAAGGGTCTGCTCAATCGCGTCCATGTAAATACGAGCGCCAAACAAGTAGAGATCCTGACGCGCCTGCTGGGCGTTCTGGTACGTCATGCTTGCGCCCTCAGTCGGTGCGCTCACAAGGTACGCAGGCACCGAGCAAAGCCTTGCCATCTCGAGTGACTGGTACTTGCGTTGATCCGCAATGACCTCTTGAGGGTTCTGTGCAAACTCACGGAACTGCACTTGACGAGACAGTGCACCGATGGCGTTTTGTTTACGCGCTGCAGCCCACGCCGAAGCAAGAGAACCAAGGTCATCACCTGACATGTCTTCGCCGTCAATCTGCTGAAGGTAGCCCGGCACGGTCTCAAGAGATGCGTAACGGTCAGCTGCTTGGTCGAGAAACAGTGACGTGTTGATAGCGCGCTGGCCAATCTTTAAGATTCCCTCAATAGGGCTCAAGAACTGGATCACATTGTTTACGTCAAGAGGGTTGCCGTTGAACTCAAGTTCTTTTGACGGCCCGAAGTATTGAGGGATACCAGTCTGTTCGGTGCTGGAAATGTTTGCAGCTGGGAGCCATGTAAACGAGGCAGGCAACCCGGTCGAGTAGCGCGTGGTGACGTAGGCGTACGCTGCGCCGTAGAAAAACATGTCCGAAAAAATGTTTACGAAGAAGAACGAGCGTGACACCTTTGGGTCTGGGGTTTCCATCCAAGGCTCAAGAGGCAGATACACCTCGTCGTAGTCGGAGCCGTTCCACTGCTTTGAGTAGTGCTTCAGCCCTACCGAGCCGATGATGCCTGCAAGAAGGTCACGGGAACGAGAGACCGTGGGAATACTCAGCGCACGAACCTCAGCAGAACCAGTGGTGTAGTTGATGAAGTTGCCGATATAGGACGCGCCTGCAGCCGCCTGCACAGGTGCAGAGGCGAAGTTAGCGCTCTCGGTCTTGCGTGAGAAAATACCCATCCACTCGGAGTCTTACACAAGGTTGTTGCAAATGCAACTACTTCGAAGAACCCATTGTCGGTTTATTTCCCTGTCCGGGTCTCGACACCATTGCAGCTGCAACGATAAGACAACGACAAGCCTCGATGGGCCCGGGTGATCGCTGGGAAGAAATTGACAGTGCGCCACCTTGACCGCGGATCAGTACCGCCCTGTTTACATGTTCGGCAAGAAGGATCTCGCCTGTGTGCTTAATCCTGTCCTCGTTGATAAGACCCTTGACTGTGGACGTGTACTTGTTGATCTCGCCGTAGCCCCACTGCACCGTTCGGCGCTGAAACTTCTCAGGCGTATGAATAAACAGAGACGGCGTAATCGCCAGCTGTGTCTTCGGCTCACGCTCCAGAGACGCTGTGATCTGTTCCCACATTTCAGCAATGGACTCGGTCTGAAACTCGACAGAGGCGACAATGTCGCCGTCCGTATTTTTGCGACACCACACCCCGACATATTTCGAGTCGTCAACTGCAGAGTCCACCGCCAGCACCGAAGTCGTGCCGTCCCACTCGGAGTTGTTTGTAAACCGTTTCGCCCACTGCCCCGGCGGTAGCCATGACGATGCAGCAGAGACCCACATGTTGCAGTGAGCCCTTAACCATTGTGATCGGTCAGGGCTGGCATGTGCAGCGCGTAAACTTTTCAACGTCACGGTGCGAGGCATTGAAGGGTTCGCATAACCCCAGTAGCGCTCGTCATCTGGCGACACTGACTCAGGCACCGACCACTCAGCCATATACAACTCACCCGGCTCACCCTTGTCAATCTGACCAATCGCCTGTTCGCGGAGTTTCTTCATCACGGTGCTCGACTCATCACCAGCGGTGGACACCAACAACGACAGACCCGACTTCACCGCAATCTGTGCAGGCTTCAAAGCGCCGAAATAAGCAGCCTCCGTGATGGCCCACAACTCGTCCACGATCAGAATGTCCACGCCCGAAATACCGTGCTTCTTACCTGTCGCAGCCTTGACCAAATACTCGGAGCCGTCCACCATCTTGACGCGGTGACGACCATACGCCCACGTCACTTTGCACAGCCCCGACTCTTCCCACAGCTCGAAGAGATCACGCAAGTCCTCAAAGACCTCCGTAGCAAGACTCAACTCGTGAGCCGTTGAAACAACCTTGACCTTGCGACCCCAAATCCGAGGCAACTCAAGAAGGGCGAACCCAACCACCGCACTGAGCATGAATGTTTTCCCAGCCTGTCTAGCCACAAACCCCATAGAGCTGCTGTGCGTAAACGAACCCTCATCATCATGCTCAAAAGCACCGGCAAGAAAGTTCTTTTGCCACGGAAACAGGTCTCGACCTAGGTAAGTGCGCGCAAACTCTGCAATGAGAGGCCCATAACTCTCGTACCCAATAGTCGGCGTAACCAACCGAGGATGATCAGAACCAACGCCAGCCGTTAACGGCGGTAACAACCTGTCTTGAGCTGAGTCATGACTGTTTTGGGAGATACGAGAAGA